ATGATTGGCATGGCAAAATTACGATTAAAAACACTAAAAATTAACAATAATTCAAGTAAAACTATAGAGGAATGTTATAGTGAATATATGGATTATTGCAAGTCTATAGGGCTTAGACAGGCGACTTTAGTTAGTAAACAAAGATTTTATGCTTATGAATTATTAAAACATGTATCAGCAGATGATAAGATTAGTATTATCACTCAAAAAAAGATAGAGGGATGGATTAATTCTATGATTGATTATGGGTATAAGGGAAATACCTATCAAACTTTTGTAATTAAATTAAAGGCATTTCTTACCTATTGCTTTACAAGAGAATATTTAAAAGAATATGAAATTAAGATTCCAAATGTTGTTTTAGAGAAAAAAGAAATCTACACTGAAGATGAACTTAAAAAACTTTTAAAAAAGCCAGATTTAGATACGTGTCTTGTAGGAGATTATCGTTCATTTGCAACAGTATCATTTTTAGTAGGGGCAGGATGTAGAAGTACAACATTATTAAATGTAAGGGTAAAAGATATTGATTTTAAAAAAGAAATGATATTATTCGCCCACATGAAAACAAAAAGACAGGTTAATGTACCATTATCAAAGTCATTGAAATTAATACTAAAAGATTATATTGAGACAATGAATTTAAAAAATGAGGATATATTGTTTCCTAAGCTAGATGGAACTAAAATGAGTTATGATACATTACACGAAAACTTAGTAAACTATTTCAAGCACTGTAAAGTGAAAATGCGAGGAGTAAATACGTTCAGGAATACATTTGCAACTATGTTCGTCAGAAATGGTGGAGATATCTACAGATTAAAATTATTATTGGGGCATAGTAATATCAAAACCACCGAAAGGTATGTAAATTTGTTACCGATTGATTTTAAAGATGATTTATTACAATATAATCCATTAGATATACTAAATAAAAAGAAAAATGGAACTAGTAAAATGAAAATTAAAAAATAAGATAACTTAACATATTATAAAAAGAATATATTGATTTTATGAACTTTTTATATATATATTATAAAATAAATATTGCTAATAGCGAATAAAAATATTGAATATAACAATAAGAAATGTTATAATTATTATGTTAATTAAATAAGGGTCGTATAAACCACCAAAGAAACCTATAAGTATAATTTTATACTTGGAAAGCTAAAAAATGTTAGTTTTGAATTATGTTTCACCGGGCACACATGTACCAATACTGTTATTAGTTATATAATATTTGTTATAAAAGATTTATAAGTTAATATATAATATAAGGTGGACAGGACAAGGTAAATAGACTAAGACTACGTATAGCAAAATATGTACCCATTACTTCCTCAAAGGTGGCATCCATTAGATATCTGTTTTTAGATAAATTTAGGGATGAGAAGGAGGTACAAAAATGAATAATAGTAATTCATTTTTGCAAAGATTAACCTTATTTTGCTCAAATGAACTAAAAAAAGAAGAAATTAGAAAGTCTATAAAACATAGAATTGCTATTATGCTAGGCAAAATTTTCTGGATTATTATTGACAAATTTTTGGGTAGTATTATTACAAAAATAGTTGAAAAAATAATTAAATTCTTTTTATAGTTCATTTAACGATTCTTAGTCTTTTTGTAAAAATTAATCAATACTATTATGTGAATTTTATGAGGTGGAAGATATAGATGATTAATGAATCTTTAAGATTACTAAGAGTCTTTCATGATTTAAAGGCTATTGATTTGGCTAAGAAACTTTCTATATCGCAAAGTTACTTATCAGAAATTGAAAATGGGAAAAAAAAGCCTTCGCTGGAATTAATAGAAAAGTATAGTGTAGTATTTAAAATAAAACCATCTACAATTTTATTTTTTTCAGAAGAAATTGAAGAAGATAGCTTAAAAGGAAATATGAAAGAATTAATGATCAAGTTTATGAAAGTTATAGAAAAATTTGGTGGGTTAGAAGATGAATAATGAAATAAATCAATATAAGCTTGAAGATAGCTTATTATATAGATTACGAAATAGAGGTAAATTGGCAGAAATGTTTAATTTACCTCATAATTATTTTAGGACTCAATATAAATTGGATATAGAATATAAAAGCAAACATATTAAGACCGGAAGAAATAAAAAAGATAGATTAGTAGAAAATCCTAATGAAAAATTAAAGAACATCCAAAGGAAAATTCTTAAATATTTATCAAGAATTCAAACTCCAGATTGGATTATATCAGGAAAGAAAGGAAAATCGTATATAGATAATAGCAAATTTCATAAGGATAATAGCTATGTAATAACCTCTGACATAATGAATTTCTATCCAAGTTGCAAAAGAGATTATGTATACAGAATGTTTAGGTATACATTTAGAATGCCATCTGATTTAGCAATTATTTTAACCACTTTAGTAACTTATAATGGTGGAATTCCTACAGGAGCCCCAACGAGTCAAATGATTGCATATTGGGCATATAGAGATACATTTATACGAATGAATGAAATAGCACTTGAATATAACACAAAATTTTCATTATATGTAGATGATATGGTATTTTCGAGTAAAAGCACCATATCTAAACGTATGATTCTAGAAATAAAAAAAGAGCTACAGAAATGTGGTATGAATTTAAAAGATAATAAAACTAGAAAATATGGTGGGAAAGATTATAAATTAATAACAGGGGTTGTATATGATAAAAATGGAGTATTAAAAATACCAAATAGACTAAGGAAAGATATAATTGATGGATATAATGAAATTAAAAAAATGAAAGATACTTGTAGTGAAACTGATAAAAAGTCATTATTAGGGAAGATATATAGTGCAAGACAGATAGAACCAGATGCGTTTTCCCAATTATTACAAAATGTTAAAAAGATTAAGTGCAAATAGAAGATAATTATTAAATAAAAACAACTTCAGTATTTTGTAATATATAAAAAGGATAAACTGCTAGGGCGTAACAGAATATCCTGAATAATGTGTTAGATATTTATTTAATAAGGGGTAAATAATGTTTAACTACTTTATGTTTTTATTATTAAGAAAATGAATAAATATCTATTAAATTAGATGATAAGGAGAGACGTTAGAAGTGAAATTTGAATTAGATTTATTGGGTAACTCATATGATTATATTTATAATTCATTTGATTTATATGATATTGCTAGAGAAGGTGGAATTCATGATGAAAGATCGAATCTAAAAAATAAAGTAAAATGGAAACTTGCCTTTGTTACGATGGTACAAGCTGTAGAATTATTACTAAAGGAAGGTCTTTATCGAATTCATCCAAGTTTAATCTATGAGAATATTGATTTAGATAAAATTCCAGAAAAAACTGTTTCATTTCAACAAGCAATAAATAGAATTAACAATCTTAATAATAATTTAATTGATATGGATAGAAAAAAATTTTTACTTAGTTGTTCAAAAATTCGAAATAATTACATTCACTATAAGGTTAGTGTTGAATCTGAAAAAATCAAATCAAAATATTGTAAATTATATTTTTTATATAAAGAGTTACATAAAAAATTTTTTGAAAGAGATGTAGAAATTTATGATGAAATATATTCGAGAATTGAAAATGAGATTATTGGGTATTATGAACATGGAACAATATTTAGAGGACTGGAAAGGCATAAAATAGTAGCTGAAGATTTGGAACAGGAATTTGGCGAAAATGTGAATCGTAAGTATTATATTACAAAGGATAATAGAAAAGTGGAAAGAATTCTGTTTGGTGATGAAAATAAATATATTAAGCAACAATATACAGATGAATATGGAATTTGTGGAGAGTGTGAAGCTAGAAAAGGAGAGTATCATTTGGTTGGTTGTGATATGGAATTATGTCCGGTTTGTCATGAACAAGTAATAAGTTGTGGTTGTATTAAAGTTGATGGAGAAGATGAATTAATAACAGGCACTGATTGAATTTATAATAAAGCATAATATAAATAGGCTAGGGAGCAATAAAAACTCCTTAGCCTTATTTTTTTCGCTTTTAAATATTTATATTATAAATGCATATTATATTAATGCACTAATTTAATTATAGATAAGCAGGTGATATAAATGCATGAAGAATATTGTAACTGTGCCCTGAATTGGAGAGTAGGAGGAATATGTCATTATTACTCTAATTCAATTTTTAACGAAGCTGGTGAATTATATGATGGTAAAGAAGAATACTTTATAATATTTAAGAATTATATTAGTAATGCTCAAAATGATAAAGTGTTATTAAAATTTTTAAAAGAAAATTATGATGGGCATTATTGTTGTTATTTTAATATTGCCATATTTCTAATAAAACAAATATATGGAGATTATCATGAAACATCAGATAAGGACTTAGAAGCTTTTATTATTAGCTATTTAAAATGGTCATATGGGCTTCCATATGATGAAAATAATAAACTTAGGAAAAATTTAAAAGGAGTGGAAATAGAAAAAAAATGTTGTTGTTACCCTGAGAGTTGGAAAAGTAAAATATGCCATACATATATTAAGAATTTAATAAGAGAAGATGGAACTTTATATAATAAAAATGATGAAATATATATAGAAATGCTTAAAGATTATATTAGTATGGAAAGGAATGACAGAGTTTTATTTGATTTTATAAAGGAAAATTGTGAAAAATATAAAATGTGTTATTATGATATTGCAGTATTTATAATGTGGAAAATATATGATCATTTTGATATACTCATGCGTAAAGATATAATTATATTTATGATAAGTTATTTATATTGGTCATATGGGAATCCATATGATACAGATAATATCCTAAGAAAACATTTTGCAAAAGAAGAAATTAAAGATTATAAGTGCAATTGTAAAGAATGTTTTGGAGAAAAATGCTACCGTAGATGTGATGGTTTTTCGTTAACAGATTACTATTTAAAATCCAAAGGAGTATTTGGAATACGTAGAGAATGGATGGGATATGCATTGCTCTATACAGATTTTATTGAGCCTGGGAAAAATGATAAAACTTTAAGAGAATTCTTATCAAGAAATTACAATGGAGAATTTTGTTATTTAAAAATTGCTGAATGGATAGTCAAAAAAACTAAGCGTCATCTTTATTATGTAGCAGATAATGAGGAAGATTTAATAGATTGCATAATGAGTTATTTGTATTGGGCATATGGTGCTCCGTACGATGAAGATCATAATGCTCTTAAGGTCATGATAGATATGGAAAAAATAAGAAGGAAAAAGAGAAAAGAGAAAGCAGATAATCGAATCTTGAAAAAACAAATATCAAATAAGGTTGATATTAGAGAAAAATATAAACTTTGCATATGTAAAAAGAGAATAGGTCAAGGACAACTTAGAAAAGATGCATTAATTTATTATGATGGTAAATGTTTAATGTGTGGAGTTGATAATGAAAAATTGCTTAATACAAGTCATATACAAACATTTGCAAAATCTGAAAAAAAGAAGAGCAGAAATATATATAACGTTCTATTGTTATGTGATAAACATGATGGATTATTTAATGATGGTTTAATTAGTTTTAATGATGATGGAAAAATTATAATTTCAAGTGAATTAGATGAAAAAAATAGAAAAGAGCTTCAGTTAGAGGAAGATATGATAATTGAACTTGAACTTGAACATAAAGAATTTCTTAAATGGCATAGAGAAAATGTATTTATAAAGTAAAAATATATAACAGACTAGGAGCAAATCTTAGTCTTATTTTTTTACAATAAACATCAATAATTAGGAGGATAATCCATTAATTTGTAGAAATAAACTATAACTGGTATAAAGGTGCTGGCTAATATTTTATGGGAGGGTGAATAGCTATGTATGAAAATTGGGATAAAGATATCCGTAATATGATAAATGTTACAGGTGTATCAGTTGACAATATAAATTCTAAAAAAGAACAAATAAAACAAGAGATTGAAAAAAATAAAGATAATATTTTATATGAATATGTATGGAAAGATTTGTATTTTGATAATAATTATGGTGGAACATATATACAAATCTGTAGCCAAGTATCAAATGTAATACTAAATTACTTGGAAGAAGAAAAAGCTATAATGGAATTGATTTCTGAAAATTATATGTATCCAGTTGGAGAAATAGTAAAAAGTTCATTCTATTATAGCTTTAATTATCAAATGCAAGGTACTGGAGTTATTACAAGTGGAAGAAGCGGGGTAGATATTAAAACTATTCCATATAAGTATTTTAGAAAATCATAATCTATAGTTTGGAGGAAAACAATGAGTTTAGATATATTTAAAAAAGAAAATGAGTTAGATCAAGGGATATCAATAGACGAATGTAAATTTAAAATTAAGGAATATTTAGAAAAGCAAGAGGATATCAATACATCACTTGATATTTTTGAAAAAGATTATATAGCAATTAATAAAGATTATATTAAGAAGTTTTTAACTGAAGAATTAAATTTTATAGTAAGTTATAAAGATGATGAAGAAATTTATAGCTTTGAAAATGAAGGGGTTAGATATAAAATAATTGTGAAATTTAATGCATTCAATAGAAGAGGTTTTGTAGATTTGCATATAAATAATAAAAAATTTGAATATAGTTTTTTAGCAGAGTATAAAGATATAACTTTTGATAAAATATATTGGGAAATAAATAAAGGGTGGAGCGAAGAATTAAGAAATAACAGAACGGTTCCTCAAGAAAATAAGAAATATTGGAATAATGAATTAAAAGTAGTTGAGGAATATTATAATAATAACTATAAGAAATTAATTGAAATGCGTAATATTAAAAGGGAAGAATTATTTAATATTGTAACCGGCGATGATAATAAAGAAATAAAATATGACAATTTGAAAGAGTTTATAAAAAGCAAATTAGAAGATATAAAATAGTTAGAATAATTAAAGAATTATCTAAAATAGATAGTTCTTTTTTAATACCTCAAATGTAACATTAAGTATTGCTTTAATACTTGACCAACCCGCTAAGGTATTAAAATAATATCATATATTAACTACTATTCTTTTTATATTACTTACTATAAGTCTATATTAACTACAAATATATTAATGCAAAAAAAAGAAGTAGCTATCTATTATTTATAGGTAACTACTTCTCGTTATTTTCATTAATAAGATCAAAGATATTTTTCACTTTTAATTGTTTTTTTAATATATCTATTGATAAATCATAAATTTTAGATTGATTTAATCCTGTCTTTTCACAAAGTTCCATTACAAAATCCATATTATCACTTCGGAGAGTTGAATTTAATCTTTTTCTATTAACTAAAGCCATTATATGCACCTCTATTCTTATTTAGATTTACGAAAGTATCTCTTTGAGATAATCTTATAATTTATTATATCATAAATTACTCAACCTTACACTATCTTAAAAAACTTTACAAAGGGTGTTGTATAGTTACGTAACTTATGATAATATAATTACATGAGGTTACGTAACTTAACACAACTAAGCGTATGAGGAGGCGGTAAGAAATGGGTGCAACAAAAGATTTTATAAAATTTAGGCAATATATAAGAACTCAAGATTTAAAAGTGAATGAGCAATATTTATTGGAGTTGTTCTTTGAGTACCATAACACACAATATGGATATTGTTTTTTGACTTATGAACAAATAATGCAATCATTCAATACAACTTCCAAGAATCGTATAAGTAAGAGCATTAAAAATTTGCAGAAACTGGGGTTAATAAACATTGATAAGAGATATAGCAATAATAGATACTATATAGTCAATGTAGAATCATTTATTGTTGAGAACAAGTCAAAAGATTCAAGTTTTAAAGTACCAATGATTGGACAAGTAGAATTTAAATTATCTGATGAAGACAAAGAAGTGATAAATTCAGCTAATTTTAGTGGGAATCAGGTTAAAACACTATTACAGATTAGTAAAAACAAAATGGATAAAGTTATAGCTATGATTAAATATGTGTCTAATAAAGCTAATATAGCTAATAAATTTGGATATATAAAGGCTCTATTAGAAAGAGGCGTCAATATTGATGATATTAAGCAAAATTATCATAAAAAATCTATACCTTTTATTGATAATTGCAGTAGTAGAAACTATGATGAATCATTTTATAAAAATTTAGAGGAAAAACTCTTAGGGTGCAGGTGATGATAAATGAATACAGTTAATCAAGATAATTTTAATGAAACTATGAAGGGGTATATAATTCGCGCTTGTAGAATTGCTGAATATGATTCTAAAAAGCTAGATAAAATTCTAAATGGTCTTAGATGGTCTATTGATGAAATGACAATGGAGGATGCACGAAGAGAATATGAAAATTATAGAGGTGGGAAAATACAATTTAAATAAAGAAAGGCAGTAACGTAAATGCTACCACCAGTCCATTTTGCAATTTTTATTGTAGCTTATGTTACTTCTAAAATCAAGGAGGTAAAAGAAAATGAGTTTAAATTTATATTCGTTAATAATTAAAGCAGCCAATGAAAATAATATAAATATTACATTAGAAGATATAGGCAGAATCAATAATGTAATCAACAATTTAATCAGCAGAAAGACCAACGTTAAGTGGATAGAAAATAATATTTCAATCTTACTATAATAATTGAATTTTAAGGAGTGTGTATTAATTATGGAAAGAATTTTTGTGAATGAAAATGAATTTAGTAAAGAATTAATGGAGATGGAAAATAAAATTTGTGATTTTATAAGCAAATTAGAGCAAGGTAAATATAAAGTAATCTTATATAATAATCAAACACCAATACTTGCAGATGACTTAGGGCTTATAGAGTATGTAGTATCAGATTTAACAGAAGAATCTCAAGTTGAATTAAAAAATAATGAGGTAATAATCATACATACAGAGAATGAAACAATAGAATTAAAGGGACGCAAAAGAATGAGCGATGGTGAAATATTTGCTCGTCGATACCTTGATGAATGTGATTGGACTGGTAGTTTAATTGTTAAAGATTATGAAATGCAATTAGACTTTAGAGAAGATAACTTCCGTGATCCGAAAAATTTTTATAAAAAATGTAAGGATATAATCAATATAAGAGGGTTCATTGGTGATGAAACTGACCCAATATGGAGAATGAATTGGGATTCATATTGGATGACTTATAAAGATGGTAGTAGGGAGTTATGGCAAAGAGCATAAAAATTAAAAAAACACTTGATAAAAATAAAGTAAGTGGTATAATTTATTTTGTAAGGTTTATTTTTATCAAGTGAGGAAAAAATATGGAACTTAAAGGATTGAAATTCTTAAGAAAGTCTTTTGGTATGACAATGAAAGAACTTGGAGAAAAATTGGATGTTTCACCAACGACAATTAATCTTTGGGAAAAAGGTCAAATGCCAATAACACAAGAAAGATTATATGAATTAAATAATTTCTTTTTGTTAGATAATCCTAAAATACTATGTCATGACTTTGAAGAAGAAAGTTTAGAAACCAGTAATTTAATATTAGAAGTTGAATTAGCAAGACTTCAATATAAAATCAAACAATATAATGAGCTTTATGCTAGTAAAATTAATGAAGATTATCTGTTGAACAAAATAGAGAGTGTTGAAGAGAATAAAGAATTGTTTGAAGAACTTATTGATGTAATTAATGAAATGTCAAAGAGTTTATCACCAAAAGAATTTAAAGAAATAGGTTTAGAGGTAAAACGTATTATTGAAAGATTATCATCTAAAAGCACTGTGGTATCAAATAATATTAAATTATGGCTTGATGTAATGAAGTTTAATGGAATTACCAAATATGGAGACAATAATTATAACAAATATTCTGTTGAAGATTATATTAAAGCCGATATACAAAAAAAAATTAATGTTTTAAACAATATGAATGCTTGGAATGCAGATGAAGAGCATTATAAACGTATGGAAGAAAAATTTAATCTAGACGATGAGTTTTTTATTGAGTATTAGCATATCGATGATATGCAATATTTTTTAAAGTTCTACTTTATAAAAATAAACCTTTTGACATTAACTGTAGAAAAAAAACAAAAAAACTTTAAAAAACAAAAGTAAATTTGTAAAATTAATTGAAAGGAAGTGATAAATATGCAGGCAATAAAAAAGTAGTCTAACAAGTACATATTAAAAAATACGGGAATATCTTTTAATTTATACAGTTAAACTACTTGCTAAAAATATGTAATTAATATGTATGTTTTGTTAAAAACTATAAGCTAATTTTAACATACATATTATTTAGAACTCAAGTAAAGTGAAGAAATTAAAAAACTAGGAGGAAAATAATATGGTAAAAATTTTAAAAAATGAAAAAGGTGCTTGTTATGTGATTATGAGTAAAGAGGAACTAAGAAAATTTTCTCTTGTAAGTAATCCGAACTGTGATGAATGTTTTGGAGAATTAACAAATAAAGAAGAGATTGTGTACATACCCTCTTTAAATGAAGCTTATTGCAAAGAATGTGGAACTGAAAAAATAAAATGGTGTTCTCCATGTAAAAATGAGATAGATGAGCATTATGTTGAAAGTAGAATGAAACAAATAACTGAAGTTTTCGGTGTAATTAATGAGGAACTTGAGGTGATTGAATAATGAACTGGATTAAACAATTTAGTAAGCTAGAGAAATTGTATGTTGATGAAATTCTTGATTTTTTTATTAGATTTGTAGAAATAAAAGAACATAAATTCTTTTCAATCTATAATCGTGCCTACAACTTATTATATGAGACTAATAGTACAAAAATTAAAGATGTTGAAGAGAGATTAAATAATAATGAAAAAGAATGGTGTGAAATAATAGGGGAATTGCCTAGTATTGGTGATGAATTAGGAAAAGAATTTAATAAATTTGAAAAAGATATGAGAGTATTAGAAAGAGAATTTATTAAAAAAACTGTAGTATATGTGAATAGAGGGCAACTACCACTATACCAAAAAAGATGCAATGTTCTTAGAAATAAAATAGAAATAATGATTAAATCTATGCAGGATAATTATGCAGAAGAATTAGTAGATATATTAATGCAAATTCTTCATGATGCAGGGAAATTAGCATCAGAATCGGATAAAAAGAAATATGAAATTATACAAGAAGAAAATAATAAGATTCAGTATAAAAAAATATTTGATTATAAAGAAATGCAAGAATTGGCTTTAGATTATGGATTTGAAAAAGTAAGAACTAAAGGAGATCACATGATGTACAAGCATACAAAAACTAATAAGTTAGTTCCAATTGTGGGTCATGAAATACAGATTGGATTATCAAGAACGATTCAAAAGCAATTATATCGAAATAGTAGAGTGGCTTAATAAATAAGGACAGGCTTTCGTAGCCTTCATTAAACCTAAAATAACCATTGATTTATAAAAAATAAAAATATTGAAGAAATGAAGGAGAGATATAAATGAATAATGAAATTAAAACAAATAACAATGCGGGAACAGATATTAGGATTACAAATTTAGATTTAGGAAATCTAAATACAAAATACAATGGACAATCTGGAAATGGAGTTTTTTCAAGTAAAATTAGTACAGATTCTAAACCCTATGAAGAAGGATTTCAAAGAATTGAATTAGATGGGAGAAAAACTTATATAGGAGTGGGGGAAATTTCCAGGGAATTTTCAAAAGCTGAACGTGATTATATACCGCAATTGCTTTATGGAATTTGTAAAGCGAATAGTGATATAGATATAATTCAAACTAATTTAAGTTTGTTATTACCATCATTACAGATGCCTAATAAAAACAAGCTAATTGAGACGTTGAAGAATAAAGAATTTAGTTTTAAATTTAATGGAAAAGATAGAATTGTAAGTATAAAAGATTTATTAATTTTGCCTGAAGGATATGTATCATATTTTGATTTACCAGAAGATGAAAGAAATCAAGATATTTGTATCATAGAGGTTGGCTCTAGAACTATAAATATTACAACTATAATAGAAGGGAAAATTGAGACGATGAATACAGTAAAGTATGGCAGCTTAGATTTCTTTACTAAGATTAAGAATATTGAAGCTGGTAAAGGTGAAGATTATGTGGAAGAAGATATAGAGAGATTAATAAAAAGAGGGACTATAAAAGTAACAAAGAAATCGTATGAAGAATTTTTAAACGACATATTAAATTATGTTAAAGCTTATGTAAATATAAAAAATTACAATACTTGGTTCTCTGGTGGTACTTCATTAATGTTAAAACCTTATATAGAAGAGAAATGCAAGGAGTGCAAATTGTTTTCTAACCCATTAACATCAAATTTAAATGGTTCAATAGTTGCTAGTAAAAAAGTATGGGGCAATATTAATGGCTAATTCTCGAAGAGTGTATATTACTCTTAATTCAGATAAAGAAAAGGATAGGATAATAGAAGAATTCCTGTCCCGATCTTATTCAGAAGCAGACTTAATTAAAGAAACTTTATACCGTTTAGCAACTAAAGGAGATAATTTGCAACAGTTAAGTATTAATAGCGCTGATAGGGTTCAAAAAGGAACTGCTAGGAATAAAAAGGTGAAGAAAGATATTAAAAGTAATAATAAGGTACTAAAAGGTGCTGATAATAGAAAAGAGTTATTAAAAGATGATAATAGTTCAGTAAACAATAAGGAGCAAATTAAACCAGATAATACCGAAAAGGTGCAAGTAGAAATTAATAGTGATAATGAGGTATTAAAAGTAAATGAACTTAATCAGCTAATGGAATTTATGAATTGAAAAACGTAAAATATCTCCTAAATAAAACTAGGGGAGATAACTTAAAATTACAATTTTATAAATATATAAGACAAAGAAAGACAAAGTCGAACATAAAGGGGGTAACAGTATAAATGGAAAATGTGCCATTAGTTAAATTTGTACGCACACAGAAGTTAGCAGGATATCTAATGTTACAGGGATTCAAATTTCTAAGAGACGATATTGATAGAAATAATCCTAATTACAAGATATACATATTCAAGAACCAAGATGGGATTGAAACAGCAATAGATAATTATAAAAAGGAGTTTGGTAGAAAGGGGAATTAAGTTTGGAAGAGTTAGCAGTAAAAAAACAAATGAGTTTGCAGGAATGTTTAGATGATTTACAAAGTGAAATAAAACATGGAAAAAATAGAGATTTCTTCAAAGTTTACTCGATTGAAACTTCAGGAGGAAAAACATATAACACAATAAAAGCAATTAAAGATCATTACATATTTGTTAAAGATAATCCATTTATCCAAGACAAAAAAAGAAGATTCATTTTTGTAAGTAAATTCATAGATGAAGGTATTGAAGTTGCGAAAAATATAAATAAAGATGAAGAAGAAAAGATTGCAATGTTTTACACACCAGATAAAAAAATAAAGGATGAAAATTGTTCCAGTAACTTTTTTGAGTGTGCAAAAGCAAATACATTAATTTTAACTCATGCTATGTATATTAAATTGTGTAACCCCAAAAGACCAGAACATGAAGAATATAGAAAGATATTTCTTAAATATAAAACATTGATTATTGATGAAGAAATAAATCCAGTAAAGGATAGTTTATTTACATTTTCTCAAGGTGATACTTACTGGTTAACTACATTAGATAGTTTTACGGAACAAAATTTATCAAAAAAACTTTATCAATTGATGAAACCGCTATTAACTTTATTAAAAGAAGATTATAAACCAGAAAACCAACTTCATAGAGTTGAATGTGATTATGACCGTAAAGAGGTTGATAAGTTATATGAGGAACTAATGCAAGGCGTTCAAAATATTAGAAATGAATTATTTGAAGATAAATATAAATGTGGCGAAACAAAATGCCAAAAAGAAAATTTATTTAAATTATTGAATGGAATATTACTTACATATGATTCGATTGACGATAACATATGCTTAATTAATCCCAAAAGGCAAATATTTTCATATAATTATAAATTTGATTATTTGATGTTAAATAATAATATTTGGTTAGATGCTTCAGCTAACTTCAATAAAATGTATGAAAATGGATTATTTAAAGTAATTGATTGTCCAAGAGAAATTGACCATACAAATTCTAAATTAATATTTCATAAAATCAAAACTACTACTTCAAGTAAAAATATTGATGAAAATTTTAGAAAAGATATAAGTGAATACTTAATTGAAAAATATTCAGATCAAGAAATATTAATATTATCTAAAGATGTTGAGTGTCAGCAACTAGCAGAAAAAGAAGAATACCTAAAAAATTATCCTAATTTCAAATATTCAAATTTTGAAGCCATGAGAGGTAAAAATGATTGGAAAGATTTGAAAATATGTTGTTATATTCATACGTATAGATGGACAAGTGCATATTATATCTTTCTTTATGAATATTTTAATGATGTTATTCTTCCAGATAATGAATTGATAACTTCAAATAGAAAATTTGTATTTACAAATAAGAAAAGTAAAAGCGAATGGGGATTTGAGAAAGAAGAACTATATGAACTTATGATTTCAGATATGTCTAGTTCAATGTATCAAGGATTAAAAAGAGTTCAAAGAAATAAACAACCAGAAGCAATATTTGATGTATTTACAGATAGCATTAATACAATAATGACAGTAAAAAAACAGCTATATGGAATAGAAACTAAGAAAAATTTTATCATAGCTGATAAGGGGAAACAAACCGATGCAGATAAACTCAAAGAATATATAAAAGAACATTTTGAAGAAAATGAAGATAAATGGATAAAAGTTAAGTCAAGTGATGTTATGGAGCAATTAGAAATAGGTAAAAGTAATTGGTCAAAATTATGGTCAAAAGATGAACTATTTAAACAATATTCAAAAGATAAAAGACTAAAACAATCTCAATTAAAAAATGATGATGGAAGTAATAAAAAAGTCAATTGGATAATTAAATATTAGTACCTTTATAGCTTTTAAACATAGTCATACCAATGGATTGAGTATAAGTTGGTTTACTTTTCTATTTATATTATATATAGGTTAGTATATATGTGTTTCGTAAGAATGGCTTAACCATGCGTGTTACAAGCTCAAAAAGGTCAATTAAAATAGCTTGAAAATCTGTTAATCGTTGAAAATACAAGGCTGAACGATAACGACTTAAAAAATAATTATTTGGAGGCAACCGTTGCTGACAACAAGCGGATATAGCTAAACATAAAAGGAGTTACGAAGCTGGGAGCGAGTAACGACTATTTATGTTCTATATACAAGACTATTAAAGTAAGGGAAATTATACTCTACGAGGTTGGTTCAGCTGAAGCTGATTTAGTTATTTCACAATCAGAGATTGTTCATAACTAAAAATTAAATTTAAATAAATTAGAAAGGAATGATGATATGGAGGAATATAAAATTTATAAAAAGAAATGGGCAATACAATGTGTAGCTTTAGGAGATACATTACTTTATACAGAAGATAATAAGTACAAGCCAAATTTTAAGGTGTTTGTGTTTTTAGATACTCCAAAATTAAGAGAGCATGTAACGGAATTAGATAAGGAGTTTCATAAGTCAAAATAAATCAGAAATAAATCATAAGTTAAATCAGAAAGAAGGAATCAGGATTGAATAGAAATGTACAAATATTAAATTTAGAAGGTAAAGACTTAATAAATAATAAATATGCTTTTGCAGAAGGTTTAAGTAAAAATAGAATTGATGAACTTAGAAAAAATGGATATAAAATATTAAGTAAATATAGGGGTAGCTTAGATGACTCTTTAGAAGTAATAAAATTTAAAGAAATAAATAAAAAAATAATTAAATTCAATAAGGAGACTAAGAGATTCTATAGTAATGATATTATTACTGTAAATTTCAACTATAAGATTGATTCACAAGAAGAATTATTAAAAGATGATGAATATATAAAATTTCGTGATGAATTAAATGGCAAGAAGAAGGAATATAAAGAGGCTAAGTCAAATAGAAAGAAAAAAATAAATAGCTTGAAAGGCAAAATTAAGAGAGCAGAAGCTAAAGAAGATATTGATACTGATAAAATTGATAAATTAAAAAATGAGTTAACTGAAGCTTATAAAGAAACGTCAATAGAAACTGAAGTTGAGGTAATTAAAAAGAAATTAAAAGTTATTAAAGAGAAGTATTGCTTCATGAATGTAAAAGAGATTAGAAAAGAATTGTATAAGAATGGATTTAAAATATTATTGAAAAATAAAGAAATAGAGTTTCGTAGAAAAGGAAGGAGTTCAGGTTCAGCGAGAAATGGAAAAGTTAATTTTATTAATAAAAAATATTATGATGAAATAATGGATTATTTATTTTGCGATATAGAACATGAAGAAGATAGTGAATTGGATTTACCTTCATTAGAAAGTTATCTATCTCTCCCAAGTTCCAGTATTATTGATACATTTCAACTAAAGCCAGGAAATATATTATTAATTAATGATGCAACGAGTACATTTACAGATACTGTAATGGCAACTAGATTAATAAATGAAGAAAAGGATGACAAAGGAAATATTATAAGTGGGGATTTAGAAACGAAGGTTGAAAAAGCAGAAATTTGTAATAAGATTTTTGATGGTGAAGCGTTACTTGATAAAAGTATATTTAATTTCTATTCCTATGGAGATAAAGCTATTTTACAGATTAGAAATAGAATGTATAAAGGTATAGGAATAAATACAGATATTCAACAATTTTTTATAGATAATGGTATAACTTCAATAGAACAAATAAAAGCAGTTGAAGGAAATGAAACTATTGCAAAAGATATTAAGGATATTAAATTGATAACGACAAAATCCAGCGTAAAATACAGTAAATACGGTTCATTTAGCGAATGGGTTAATAAATATGCTGATACTACATGGGGAATTTGTAAGACAGAAAAGTCTCAGCATAATTTTAATGGTATGGCTCAGACACATTATCAATTATTGAACACTTTAGGCATGAGCCAGGAAGAAATGGAAGCTTTTTTATCTTATACATTAAGATATATTGATTTACTTAAGAATGATTTATCAGTTTTTAAATTACACCTAGGATTAATCAAGGAGATTGAATACGAAGAAGATATATTAGAAGATGATTCAAATACTCAGGAATCATTAGAAGATATAAAGACAAATTCAGATTTCATGTTGAGTATGGTTAATATAAATGAAGATTTTGCTAAAACTAAAATGTTTAGAAATTTTCGATATGACACAATTAAAAATTATATTAAGAATGTGAAAAAAGGACATGTATTAGTTAATGGTACTTATGCAACAGTAGTTGATTGCCCGTTAGAATATTTACAATGTGCTATTGGGAAATGGGATGGGAAATCAAGTTCTATTGGAGCCTTTGAGTGCGTAACAAGTAAATTCGAAATAGGAGAAGATATTTTGGGAGTAAGAAGTCCACAACCAACCATGAGTAATATTGCAGCATTTAAAGTTATTGATGGAAGTGTTTTAAGCAGGTATTTTAATACAGAATCTAAAGATGTAATATATATAAGTGCTATTAAAAATAATATTATGGAACTTGAGAGTTCTATGGATTTTGATGTAGATGCAATGTTGGTACTTAATCAAAAATCCTTAGTAGATAATTGTAAAAAACTTAATGAAGAAATCGAAATTAAAGGTAAAAAAATAAAGAGATTTTTGGTATCTACTGATTTTACCCCGAAGAGACCAATTTTGCGTGGATACAATTGGAAGGACTTAGCTGAAACAGATATAGCATGTTCTGAAGGAAAAATAGGAGAATGCATTAATTTGGTTCAAATGCTGAATAGTGTGTATTGGGATAAAAAATCAAAGGGAGCAAGTGAAGAAGAATTATTTGAATTATATAAGGATATAAGTACATTAAATGTGTTAAGTTGTATAATCATTGATAGTTGTAAGAAGTTAAGTCCAGTTAATGCTGCTAAAGAAATGAATAAAATAAGGCAAAAAGGATATTTAGGAAAGGCTAAGAAAATGACTAATAAAATAATAAAAAATGATGGTTCAAAAAGCAAACATCAAAGAGTTTACTATAGAGTTGCAAGAAATATTGATAAGGCAAAGGAGTATCCAATAAGACCATATTTCTTTAAAAATCTTGATGGTGGAGTTAATTATGCATTTAAAAATTTTGAAACTGGTATGGATTATTTGGCTGAAGTAATGGGGAAGGTTGAAAGAAAAATGAGAGATAATGAAAGTGGAGCATTGCCACTCAATAGAATATTTCTTAAAAGAAAATGTGGCAATGCAGACCGAAAGAAAATACCAAAGATGATAGACTTAATCACAAATATGCAAATTGAAATTGCTAATATATATAAGGATAAAAATATTGAAGGGAAAAATAAATATGAACTAACTCAAGAAGTGAGGGGGAAGTGTTATGAAGGAATTAAAGATATTGGTGTAACTATAAATATGATGTATACATTTATAAAAAGATTAGGCGAATCAGAAATAAATGAAAATAAATTTCAAGAGTATAAAAAAGTTAGCAGGAATCTTATTAGAACTTTAAATAATATAAATAATGGAATGCTATTAGACATGTTAGAGGTAAAACGTAAGAATAGTGAAATTTTGATAAGAGACCACTCTGGTGATATAGATATATATGGAGTTAAATATTTAAAATATGATTATAATATGTTTAAAACATTAAAAGATACGCTTATAGAAGACTCTGAAGAAATTTCAAAAGTTATGTAAATAAAAATTATCAAAATTTGCACGAATTTAAAAACCTATTTTTCAAGAATGGCTTGTTTACTATTCTTGGATAGGTTTTTTCTTTGTGCTATATTAGTCTACATGGGAGAAAGTATTTATAATATATTTCAATCTCCTATTTAATTATAACAATTATATTTGAATTTGTAAATAGATTTTAGAAAAAAATAAAAATATTTTGTCCGAAAAGACGTTAATCTAAGTGCGTTATAGAAAATCTTAATATAATGCAGACAGAGAAAGTGTGGTAAGTGAGATTAGCCACAAAACTTGTAATTTTATTGGAGTACGCTAATTGCTCCACAGTTATATTCATTTTTATTTTCAAACTTTCAATTGGTTTGTAAATTGAATTAACAAATTAAAAAGCTTTCGATTTAACATGGGTAAGCTAATTTCCTCATTAGCTTATTCCAATAAGATTACAATGTATACAACATAAACATAGTAATTACAATATGTTTACATATATACAAAAATAAAAATAAGAAAGAGGTAAGAGACATGATGGAAACAAATAAAGCATTGACTAAAAGAGATTATATAATAATAAAAAAGTATTTGTTAGAAAATGAATTTAATATTGATACATTTAAACGTGAATATCCAGATATAAAAGTCCCTAATATTAGGGCGGGAGAATTCCAGAATATTATATTTGTGAATGGATATTTATTTCCAATTGAATTTTATTATAATAGAAACTTTTTTCAAATTTCAGATACGAAAACTTTTAAACTTGATCTAGAGAAAAAACAATTTATAAAAGTTACTCAGTTCTCTGAAATATATATAGACTTTATAAATGCTATAGAAAAAAATGCTATTGAATTTTCTAAAATAGATGAAGATAAAAGCTTAGAAGATTTAGAAGATTTGCTGGATGAAAAATTACATATGACTTTATTAATTGATAGAAAAGATAAAGTAAGCGAACTTGTTGAAGGTTTTTCAAAAGCATTGAAAAGTTCTGAATTAGAAGAGATTCACGAAAATATGAAAAAAACTATTAAAAATTTAAAACCATTTTTAGATAAGTTTTATTATTATGCAGTAGATATGGAGAATTCTCGTTTAGGACAAGGCTATATAATAGTAGATTCTAAAAATAATTTTATAGAATTTATTAGAACAATTTAATTATAAGCTGTTAAAGGTCATATTAAATATGGCTTTTATAGAGTTTATAATTTATGAACTCTATTTAACGTTAATGTATGTCGTTCATATATTAATAGTAAGAAAAATTTTATTTTTTCTTTGCATTTTGGTAGTCTTGCTACTTCTATGACAGTTCGAGCCTGTCCTCCTCCAAAGTAAGAAGAAGTAGCTAATGCAAAGGTATTAATACCTCATTAGTAGCATTTAAGTCTTGAATAGACAATAAATATTCATATTCTTCTTTTTTTTATTTATTATTTCTTCTATAGTTAATATAGCTAGAAATAACATAGACCACTATTATCTCTTTGTTGTAGTGGTCTACTCTCCAGAGTAAAAAATAATATTATTCCACTATAACATTATTATATCATTTTACAAGTAGAATGTCTATATATTTTTATAAAATATTTTAAGTAGTAACTACTATATTAATATTCCTATAACCTTTATAGTTTGGTTTACCTCTTTCTCATAGAGGCGTAAATGGTTATTAGTATAGTAATTAGTGCTTAAAAGCATTGAATTTAGAAATAAGAAAGAGGTAAAAAATATGGTTTATAACTACTTTTTTTTAATGAAAATAATAAGGGAAAAAAGAAGGAACTACAAGCTATTAACAATTGATGAGAAGATTGATCTTTTAAATCTTGAAATTCGTGTGGAAGGTAAACGACTTATGGAGTCGGATGCACATACAAAAGCAGAGAGGAAAAAAGATAAGCAAAGAACAACAATGTTAAGAAATCACAAAGAACAAAAAGCAAAACGAAATCGTTAAAAACTATATATGTTAGCAGAAAGGAATGAATAAACAATTTAAGATAATGGAAATGACAATAGAACAAAAAGAAAAAAGAAAAGAATATATGAGAGGTTATAGAGAAGAAAATAGAGAAAAATTAAATGCTTATAGTAGAGAATATTATAAAAATCATAAAGAGTATTATCAGAATTATTATAAGAATTATTATTTAGAAAATAAAGATCGTATTCTTATGAATCACAAGCTGTGGGTAGATCAAAAATCAATTGATTCTATTTATTGTTTTAGAAATATTGATGGTAAGGTATTGTACTGGGGGTCAAGTTCTCGTTTTCAAGAAAGAATCTCAGCTCATTGTACAGCTAACTCACATCTTAAAATAAGTGCAGAGCAGATGGTTTCAGAGTGGTTTTTAGATAAAATTGAATATCAGAACTATTCTAAATATAACCTTTCTCGAGATGACTTATTTTATTTAGAAAGCTATCAAAAAAGCAAAGAAAAAGAAATATTAAAAACAGCCGAGGTTAATTTTAATGAAGACAAACTAACTAGGAGTAAAGAAGCATTGGAAGAATTGGCTGACAATGTAGAGTTTGTTGAATTTGATAAATTGGACAAGTATTTAAATTAAGAGTGGTTTTTACTACTCTTATTTTTATTGAATTTTTTAAGAAAGGAGGTTAGTTTATGGCAGTTCAAGATGTTTTATCTGCTAGATTGGAAGTTAAAGATTCTTTTACAAGTAAATTAAATAGTTTTGTAAAAAGTGTTCTTGAAGCTGAAACAGCGTTTAATTCGTTAGTTACTAAGATGGAATCAAGTAATTTGAAACTAGAACAATCTTTAGACAGAATAAGTAAGAAGATGGAAGAATCATCTAATAGAATAGCTGGACAAAAGTGATAAGGTAGCAAATTCTATCGTTAAATCAACTGAAAGAGTTGAACAAATTCAAAATAAATCAATTGATAATATTAGTAAAAAGTATACTCAGATGGGAACCAATGTTCAGAATATATTTAAAACTATAAATAAAGATGCAGAAACTCTTGCTAAATCAGGTATTAAATTAAGTTTAGGCGGTGGAAATGGTAATTTAGATAATAAAGGAAAAGGGCATAGTCATGGTCATGGTGGAGGTTCAAGTGTTTTAGGAGATGGAGAACGTGCTTTTGGTTCATTATTAGGTGGAAATTTTCAAATGATGGCAATGCAAATGGGAATTATAGGTGGTGCAGTACTTGGAGTATCAAAAATATTATCAACAATAGATAATTCTTTACAACAAGGATTTAATATATTAAACAATTTATCAACTGGATTACTAAGTGTAAACGGAATTTATGAAGGTGCTAAAGAAGCTGGAAAGTTTGAGCAAAATAGAGTAGCCATGAACATTTTATACGGAAATAATAAAGAGTTAGGACACCAATATTATAAGATGGGAGTTACATCTGCTAAAGAAACAACCTACGGGGAGCAAGATACAGGTGAACTTCAAAAGAAACTGGCGGGGGCTCATATATCTTATAATCAAGAACAATTAAATTTATTGGCAGATATAGCATCTTTAAGACCTGAACAACCACTTTCTAAAGTAGGATTTTCAATTGTGGATGCAATGTATGGAAGAACAACTTCATTAAAATCACAATATATGTTAGATAATAAAGAAGTTCAAACTTACTTAAAAAATGCAATGGCAGGGAAAATTATAGATAAAGAAACTGGTCAGAAAGTTGACGGTAGGAAATGGAGAGATGCCTTTAATACTACCGGTACAGTTAAAAACAAACAAGAGTACTTTGACCTATTGATGAGTTTTGTTATAAATGAAACAAATTATAAAGGCTTAAATCAAGAATTGATGAAAACAACTCTTGGTAAATTAGATAGATTACAAGGAAATTGGGAAACTTTAAAAGCACAAATTTTAGGAATAGATGCCAATGATACAGGAGAAGTAAGAAAAGGTTCGGTTATAGATTCGCTTGAAAGGTCTTTAGATAATCTAAGTAACTGGTTGGAACAACCCAACGTTAAAGAACTTATGGGTAATTTTGGTGATGCATTAGGTAAAGCTTTCTCTAGTATAGCTGATGCTGTTCAAGATTTATTAAAAAATGTTAATTGGTCTGAGGCAGGTAAAACATTAAAAAAAATGGGAGATTCCATTGAAGACTTTATAAAGAAGTTAACTGCAAGTCCAGAGTTTACAAATTTTATAAATAATTTACCCAAATTACTTGATAAGGTGTTAAAAGATCAAGGTTTAAAATGGAAAACTGAGGCCAAGACCGGTGTTGATTTAGCACAAGGCAATGTTGGTGCCTATATAAAAGATTGGTCAACTGGTCAAAGTGATAGAGCAGCCAATATTGTTGGATTACCAACAAGCGATGAATGGAATAGTGTATCTAATCCATATGCCAATAATAATGCAAACAATAACTTAACTGCTGGAGATTTCACAACACAGTATAGTGGTACTAATATCATAACTGATTATAATGCTAGTACATATTTGGCTAAGAATCCAAATCTAAGTGATGAGCAAAGAGAAGAAATTCATGATTATATGAGTAAAGATAAGGTAGGTGTTTATAATAATATAACCATTGAACATATAACTGCTGATAATTTTGATGAGATTATGGAATCATTACAATCTGCTCAAGGAAATCAAAAATAAAATATGTAGGAGGTGAGACAAGTGGCTGATTTAATTAAAGAGAAAAAAATTGCTAAAGAATCATTAAACTATGCAAAAAATAATAAAGGTTTAACTCATATACAAGCAGGTTCTCAAATTGCATTATATCCTTTATATGGTGAGCACAACACGTATGAAGATTCTGAAACCCTTGTTTTACCAGTTTCTCCCGCAGATGTTATGTTTTCTGAAGATAGTAATGTAGAAACTATAAAACTAATGAATTATGGAGAATTACCAGTAGCAATGAATAGAAAACTTGCTACTTGGACTATTGAAAGTTTCTTTCCAGCTAATAATGTAGGTGTTGCAGGTTATTCTGATGACAATTTTAGGGGAATCGTTGATAATAACCGAATGTATAAATATTGGTTTGATATTAGTAAAGATATACAAGATCCATACGCTTATTACTGTGATAAATTATTAACTTGGAAAAAAGAAGCTACACCATTAGTATTCTTTTTTCAAACTTGGAAAGGGTATTATAGTTGCCAAATTAAAAAATTTACTTACGGTAGAAAAGACGCTACTGGAAATGTTTATTATCAATTAGAGTTTCAAGAGTATAAAGAATATAAAAATTATGATGATAGTTCAGCTACAACAGATTATTCTGAAGATTATTATTACCCTACTGAGAATGAAAACATACTTCAAATAGCAAAGAAGCTTTACGGAGATAGTAGTAAATATACATATTTTATGGATATCAATGGAATGAAAAATCCAACTGATATAAAAGCAGGACAAGCGTATAAAGTTAGACAATGAAAAAGGGGTGAAAAGGATTGGCTATAGGAAATGGAGAAATGCAAGTTTATGTATATAAATTCGATAATAGTTATAAAGAAATAACTGATTTAATTAGTTCAATGAAATATACTTGTGGTTTAGATAAAATATCTCAACAATTAGATATAAAAGTACCATATGGAATATATGGTACATCTTTACCAGCTATGTTTTTTGATACTGGTCAAAAAATTGAAGTATACATAAATAGTAAGTGTTACTATAGAGGAAAAATAGAAACTATAAATATGTCAGCAGATAAAGAAAATATATCAATAACATGTTTTGATTATATAAGAAATTTAACTAAATCAAAAGTTGTATATAATTTTGCTGGAATTAGTGCATACGATGCAATATGTACAATTTTTAAAGATTTAGATATACCTTATTCTGAAGATGGTATATTAGATGGTAAAAATGCAGACTATTCACGAGTTATAATAAATCATTTAATTAAAAACAAAAGTGCGTATGATGCCTGTATGATGATAGCAACTGAACTACATCGTAATACAGGTCTTTTTTATTATATGTTTATGGATGTTGGAGGTAATGTAAATATAATGCCTTGTGACTGTTATTGGAGTAGACAAACTATTCAAGCTTGTTCAAGTCCAAATTTACCTAACCCAGATGGAACATTGATTTCATTAAATTATAAGAAAGATGTTTCAGATTTAATAACTAAGGTTGCTGTTTATGACAGTAAAGGTAATCCAGTAGATATAGAAGCTGGAATTCCACCAGATGAAGATAGTAATGAGGGTGGAGGTGATGAATAATGGCTAAGAGTGCAGACCCTTATAAAATATTACTTAGCAATCAAGGATATATGAAAATAGATAATATTGAAATTGCTGAATTAAAAGACTTAGAAATAAAAGTAGTTCCTGAAGTAAAAGAAATAAATTTATTAAATAGTGTAACCAAAGGTAAATTTATGACAGCTTTAAACGGACAAATAAATTTTGAGTTTAACAAAATATATAGTAGATTTAAACCTGCAATGCTGGAGTGCTTAAAGTATCTTCAGTTTTTTTCATTTACTTTAGAAGCAAATGTTAAAAATGCTGATGGAGATTATGAATCAATTTATATAGGAAATTGTTGGCTTGAAGGTGATATGAATTTGTTTGCTTTAAAAGCTGAAACTGATTTCTTAACCGAAAAGTTTACTGCTGGATTTCAAGTGGAATCGGCTCAATATGTAGATATAATTCAAGACAAACACAAGTGGGAAACAAATAGTTATAAAAATGTTAATGATTAAGAAAGAAAAAGGAGTGTATAGGATATGGAATTAACAATAGAACAAATTATAGCAAAGAAAGATGAATGTGCAGAAAGATTTAAAACAAAATATATGAAAATAGGTAGTAAATTTTTAGGTGGGTCAATCAAGTTCCACTCATTGTCTAGAGGAGATATGGCAGATATCAGAGACATGCTAAAAAATGATACTGACAAAGGTTTGCTATATTTTATATATCTTTCATCAGATACTTTAAGAGATAAAGAACTTTTAAAAGCCTATGGCTGTGATAAGCATGATCAATATAAAATAGTAGAAAGAATTTATAATGAGAGTGAAAGAGCAAAAATAATAACCATGTTAGAAGAATTAAATGGTATAACTTCAATGAATCCAGATGCGATTTTCAAAGATGAGATTGAAGAATTAAAAAACTAATAGAGGGCGATATTGATTTATACACATACGCCCATTATATTAATAAAAAAGGATTATCTTTAGAAGAATTGGAACAATCTTCGGGTTTAGCAAGAATGTTCTATACTGCAAGTATGCTGGTAATGAAAAAAGAACAAATGGAAAACGATATTGCTTTAGCTAGATTATCTAATCCATTTTTAGAAAAGAAAAAGTAATTATAAGTAGTTAGTTTACTTATAGTTGCTTTTTTTGTTATGTGTAAGAAAAAAATATGAAAGATGAGGTATAGAAAAATGAAAGATTGTATGATTTATGGAAAAAGAAATGGAAAGAACTTTAAAATTAAATTTGATTTTGATAAAAAAGAAGATTATTTAGAACGACTTTCTGATGAATTAGAAAGAAAAAATAATTACACTTTGGAAGATGTAGAGAGAATTTATATCAAAGAAAAAGTGTTGCCTAAAAATGAGGATAATAACGGAGGAATAAAAAATGATAATAGAAAATAATGTTAACGAATTTAATATACAAGAGTATGCAATAGAATTTGCAAGAAGACATAGATTAGAAAGTATTGTTGATAAAATATGTTCTGATAGAGCTTCAGAAATTACTTATAGAGTATTGGATAAATTAGAAAATAATACAATAAAAAAGTATTTAAATAAACAAGAGGAAAAGATTGAAAAACTTAAAAGTCAATTAGATTATTTTAAAGTTTAAAAATGATTTAGAAAATCTTAATTTCAAAAAAGCAATGAAAATATAATTAAGGAGTAGATGATTATGGATAAAGTAAAAACGATAGCTGTCAGAGAAGCCGAGATGGTTCAGTTTGACAATAATAATATAAAGCTTACTGATGAATATGTTGAATTAGTTCCAGAAGGTGAATTATTATCTGCATTAAGAATAGATATTATTTTTGGTGGAGTAAATCATGGATATATACCTTTCCTTGAAATCAATGATGAAATGTGTCCTATTATTCCTCAATTAACAACACCATTTGAAATAAAATCAAGTGATGATATTGTTATTCAATCATTAAAAATAAATAAGGATTTTAGAGACGGCCTTATAACAATGTTTATCTATAATAAGTCATACAATAAGAAATAAATAGAAGGAGGTGATGTATATGAAGTGGAAAACCAAGCCAGGGAAATATGAAAATGCACGTCAAATGCAGAAAATTATTGATAAATACTTTCAAGAATGTATAGAAAATGAAGAATATCCAAGCATTACTGGAGTAGCATATTCATTAGGATTAAATAGACAAGGGTTGCTAGACTATGAGAATTCCTTGATTAATGGCAAGTTAAAGAGTTTGGATTCTAGTGCGAAAGCCGAGATTTCAGACACGATAAAAAGAGCCAAAGCTTTTGTCGAAATGTGCTATGAGCAAAGACTTTTTGCTAATGGAAATCCAGCAGGAACTATATTTACATTAAAAAACAATTTTAAATGGGTAGATAAATCAGAAGTTGAACAAACTAATAAGACAATTAGTGTCGGAATTAAGGGATTTGATGAAGAAGAAGATTAAAAAGTATATAATTTTATAAATATAATTATACATCAAATGTGATTATAAATCAATATACAATATATAATTTAGGGTTGCTTCATTATATAAGTAACCCTAAATTTATCTCATAATAATTATAGTACCAAAATTAATGGTAGTTAAAATAGTACCAAAAGTATTGATTTAGGTATTAAAACATGATATATTTAAAGTACCAAAAGGAATGAACGTTAAAATTGGTACTGAATATATTATGAGGTGGTTAATATGAGTAATAAAATATATGGCTATTGTAGAATTAGTAAGAGCAGTCAGTCGATAGAAAGACAACACAGAAACATATTAAAAGAATATCCAGATGCTACATTAATAAGTGAAGCTTTTACAGGTACAAAGATAGAAGGACGTAAAGAGTTTAATAAGTTAATTAATAAGGTTAAAGAAGGTAATACAATTGTATTTGATTCAGTATCTCGTATGAGTAGAAATGCAGACGAGGGATTTGAATTGTATCAAGAGTTATTCAATAGAGGAATAGAGTTAGTATTCCTTAAAGAACAACACATCAATACAAGTACCTATAAGAAAGCATTATTAAATAACATACAACTTACTGGAACTAATGTTGACCATATACTTAAAGGTGTTAATGAGTATCTATTAGCATTAGCTAAAGAGCAAATAAAGATAGCCTTTGACCAAGCAGAGAAGGAAGTCAAGGATTTACAACAAAGAACAAAAGAAGGTATAGAAACAGCACGTATTAATGGAAAGAGAATAGGTGGAATAGAGGGTGTTAAGCTTATTACTAAGAAGAGTATAGAAGCTAAAGACCAGATATTAAAGTATTCTAAGGACTTTAAAGGATCATTAAATGATATTGAAGTGGTGAAGTTAATAGGAATATCAAGAAATAGTTATTACAAATATAAGAGGGAATTAGTAGAAGAATTAAATCAGTAGAGGAATTATAAATTAAATAATAAATGAAGAGGAACTATAAAGCATAATTTTGTTTTATGGTTCTTTTTTTATGCCCTTTTATATGTTTTAAGTTTAATTTTTCTACAAATTCCAACGGGGGTGGGGTTCTATAATCCGACAAAGTTCGCCGCATCTATTGAGAAATATATTTTTTCAAAATAAAAGGGGAAGGAGGGAGCAATAATGGCTAATACGAATATTGAGATTGATCCAGAGGTATTTAATGAAGTGTATATGCCACATTTAACTGATTATAAAAACAGATTTGAAGTCTATTATGGTGGAGGTGGTTCTGGAAAAAGTGTATTTATAACTCAAAAAATACTATATAAATACTTAGCTGACCCAAATAGACTATGTTTAGTAGTAAGAAAGACAGGAAACTCATTAAAAGATTCTGTATTTAAGGAATTTAAAGAAAGATTAGGTGAATGGGGAATATATGAACAATGTAAAATCAATAAAACAGATATGACAATAACACTTCCTAATGGTAGTGGACTAATTTTTAAAGGGTTAGATGACCCAGAAAAGATTAAATCAATTAGTGGAATATCTGACATTTGGTGTGAAGAAGCAACAGAGTTGGAAGAGTTTGACTTTGACCAATTATGTATAAGACTTAGAAATAAGAAGAAGAAAAACAATCAAGTATTTATAAGCTTTAATCCAGTTTCTAAAACAAAATGGGTATATCCTAGATGGTTTGCTGATGAACCAACATATAATCCAGACAATACAATGATTTTACATACTACATATTTAGATAATAAGTTTTGTGATGAAGATTATTTACAGAACTTAGACGATATGAAGAAAATAAATCCTGCTTACTATAGGATTTATGCTTTAGGTGAGTTCGCTTCACTTGATAAATTAATATATACAAATTGGGAAGAAAAAGCCTTTGATTATAAGGAATTATTAAAGGAAAAAGATAGTAGAGTTGCAATATTTGGTACCGACTTTGGGTACACCAATGACTATACAACCTTAATTTGTTCAGTAATTGATGAAGCTACAAGGGAAATTTGGATTTATGACGAACATTTTGAAAAACATATGACCAATGAAGACATATATAAAATGTATGGAGAGCATGGAGTTATAGGTGAACGAATAGTTTGTGATAGTAGTGAACCAAAATCCATTGAAGAATTACGAAGAATGGGTTGTAAAAGAATTTGTGGAGCAACTAAAGGTAAAGACAGTATTATGAATGGTATTCAGCTTATTCAGCAATATAAAATATATGTTCATCCAAAATGTACTGAAATACAAGAGGAACTAAAGAATTATACATTTGTAAAGGATAAGCAAACCAATCAATATATAAATAAAGCTATAGATAAATTTAATCATGGACTTGATGCTTTTAGATATAGTGTTATGAATTATTCAATATATAAAACTGGAAAAATAAGATTCATAGATAAAAAGCTATTGGGATTACATTAGCTTTATTTTTATGTCAAGAAAGGGGTGAAATGTAATTGAATTTTGATAAACAAATAGCAGACAAACTTAAAACAAAATATGATGGTTTAAAACCTATGTATGAAGAAATGTTAAATTACTACAAGGGTATAACTAAAATAGATACTGCTTATCCATACGCAAACTTTGGAGAAAATAACAAAGCAAAAATCAATTATATTAAGAAATTTATAAATGAACACGTAGCTTATGGTGTAGGTGTACCAATTCAATATACTCATGTAAATGATATTAAAGATTGTATTACAAAAATAGAAAAGAATATTCAAATACAAAAATCATCTTTAGATGCAGTATTTATGAAAAATATGCTTATCTTTGGAAAGGCTTTTGAAATTGCATATGTATATAATAATAAGGATGGAAAACAAGAATTAAGATTCAAAGTATCAAGTCCTTTTAATTCTATAGCTTATAGCAATGAAGAAGGAGAAGTAGAAATGTTTCTATATTTCTACTATAAGGAATTAGAAGATGATTTATATATTGATTGCTATTGTGATGATGGATTACGTCATTTTAAAAATGATTTTGATACTCAAATAGGTAATGTTGAAGAAGCTTTATTAGGAGTACCAGTTTCAGTCGCACAATTAGACGATGATATATATGGAACATTATTTAAGGATATAAAAGAATTAGTAGATGCTTTAGAACTTGTAGTATCTAACTGGATAAATAACGATTCAGACTTTAGAGACTGTTATTTTAAAGCTAAAAATCTTTCAATAGATGCTGATTTCATTGAAAAAGCAAACAAATTAAAAGTGTTTGAATTACCAAATGATACTGCTGATATTGACTTTATGACTAAGGACGTTAATCCAGAATATGTTCATAAATTAGTTGAAAAGATACAAGATTATATTTATCAAGTATCACAATCAATCAATTCAAATGAGAACCTTCAGAGCAATTTAAGTGGAGTTGCGATTCTATCAAGAATTATAAATCTAAGAAATAAGATAGGTTTAGAGCAAAAGTGTTTAGCTGATGCTATTAAAAATAGACTTAGATTATTATTTAAATATCTAAATAGTATAGATAGTACAGATTATGATTATAGAGATATAATGATTAACTTTACTATGAATGTTCCACAAGATGATGTTTCTATGGCTCAAATTATAAGTCAATTAGGAGACAAATTATCTGCTGAAACAGGATTAAATCAGCTTTCATTTATTAAGAATGGACGTAAAGAATTTGAAAAGAAATTAGCTGAAAATAAAGAGATTGCAGAAAATGAAGCACCGCCTAAATTAACTTATGGAGATAATTTAAATGGTGGTGATTTAAATGCAAACTAATAAGTTTACCGAACAGGAAGAACTTGATTTCATTAGTAATCTATATGATAACTGTAATGAACAATTAAAAGAAATTCTTAATTTACATAAGGAGAATAAGGAGAAGTTTTTAAAAGAACTTGGACTTATTCTTTTATATTATAAAATCAATAATAATGTTATGGATTTAAGTGTTTCAGAGAAAAATGAAATAAAAAATAAGTTAGAAATACTTATAAGTAAATTTACTGGAAAGCAGATCAAGTTAACTTTGAGTATCATAACAGCTATATTGTTCAAAACTGTAAAAGATACTTTTAAATTCTATGGTTATAAATACGATTCAGAAGAAGTTGAAAAGATAGTTAATCATAAATTTAAAGGAGAAGTTTACACTAAAAGAATTAAAAATAATGAAGAAGATATAGCAAATTATTTAAATAAAAATGTTAATGATTTTGTTAATGGTGCTATTGATGTAAATACAATCAATCTAGTAATTGACAAGACCTATAAACAAAATAAAACTAATGTACTAACTTTAGCAGAAACAGAAGTTAATAGAAGTGAAAATGAAGCTTTCTTAACTTTTGCTAAATATATTAATGCTGTTAAAGTCGTTAGAAATGAATTGCTCGATAGTAAGACGTGTAGTGAATGTGAGAGTATTCATGGTAGGGTGTACAACCTATCTAATGCTCCAGATTTAATTCATCCGAACTGCCGAGGATTCAATAGTTTGTATTCGGACGGGGTTGAAGACTAGCCAAATTAGTCTTATTTTTATGTTCAAAATTAAATTTTAAAGAACTGCATGGGTAGAATACTGTGTGGGTCGAAAGGAGAAATAAACATGGAATTAACAAAAACACAATTATTAAAATTAGTAGAAGGTCTTAAAGATGAAGATTCAGTATTAGAAACTTTAAAAGGTGTTGAGGGAATATCCTCACCATTTGATGTAGCAAAATTAACTGTAGATGATTATAAATCTATACTTGAAAAGAATGAGGGAATAAAAGGTTATTATACTTCATCATTTGATACAGCAGTTTCACACGCGGTAGAAAATCATGATAAAAAGTTTATGGCCGAAAAGTTTCCAACATTATTAGAAGAAGCTATAAAAGCTAAATCTTTAGAGGGATTAACACCAGAACAAAAAGAAATAGCTGAATTAAAAGCTTGGAAAGAACAAGCTGAAAAAGAAAAAGCTGAAGCAGGAATAAAAGCTAAATACTCTAAGGTATTATCAGATAAAGGTATTAAGAATACTGAAATAATTGATTTAATTAAATTATCAGACAATGATGAAACAAATACTGCTGTAATTGATAAAGTTGTTAATTTAATTAATTCTTCAATACAAGAAGGGGTTAAAAATAAATTTGGAGATAATGCTTATACACCACCAAGTCAAGAAGTAAATAAAGACCCTTTAATATCACAATTAAATGAAATAATGGGTGTTAAATAATAACGTTCAATTTTATATAAGAAGCACTAATTGAAATGAGTGAAATGATATATCTCATTTGATTAGTGCTTTTGTTATGTCTTTTTAAAAGGTTGAATTAGACATTAAAGAAAGAAGCCTACTATATATAACATAAAGTGAGGTACTTTTAATGAACACATTAGAATTCGCAAAACAATATCAATCAAACTTAGACAAATCAATGGTACAACAATCTGTAACAGGTTGGATGGAAGCAAACGCTGGACAAGTTAAATATTCAGGAGGAAATGAAGTGAAAATTCCTAAATTAGATATGGATGGACTTGCTGACTATGGCAGAACTGGTAATACTGGTTATGTTGATGGTAGCGTTGACTTCAAATATGAAACTAAAACTATGCAATATGACAGAGCAAGAAAGTTTAATATTGATGCTAATGATGTTGATGAAACAGGATTTGTTTTAACAGCAGGTAATATTATGACTGAGTTCCAAAGAACAAAAGTTGCTCCAGAATTAGATGCAATAAGATTAGCATATCTTGCTTCAAAATCAATTGCAAATAACATGGTTGAATATGGATATAATCCAACTAAAACAACTGCATTAGATCATATCAAAAATGCTATTATCTCAATCAGAGATAAAGGATTTACTGGTCAATTAGTTTGTCATTGTTCTTTTGCATTTAAAAATGAATTAGAAAAAGCAATGGCAGGACAACTTTCTCCTTCAACTTTTAATGTTGGTGGTGTTGATACTCAAGTTGTATCTATTGATGGAGTTCCATTATTACCAGTAACAAGTGATAGATTATATACTAAGTTTGATTTACATGACGGTAAAACAGCAGGTCAAGAAGCAGGTGGATTTGCAAAGGCTTCAGATGCTTTAGCAGTTAACTTTATCTTAGTTGCAAGAGAAGTTCCAATAGCTGTATCTAAGACTGATACAATGAGAATCTTTACTCCAGATGTAAACCAATCTTTCAATGGTTACTCAATGGATTACAGGAAGTATCATGATATTTGGGTATTAGATAACAAAGTAAATGGTATCTTTACTTCAATTTCTGATGCAAAGCCAACAGTATAATAAATAAAATGTACATATAGGGGAAGGGTTATTTATTAGCCTTTCTCCTATTTTTTTTAGGAGGTGAAAATTATGACAGAGTTTGAACAAGAAGCAATAATTTTGATAAGGAATTATTTAAATAAAGATACATTAACAGATGATTATATACAAGCAAATTTTTCTTTAGCCATTAAAAGATTAGCTAGTAGAATAGAAGAATTAGATGATATTCCAAATGGAATTTCTGAAACTAAAAAAGGTGAAGAAAGTATTATTTATTCAACTAAAAATATTATAAGTGAAGATATAAAGAGACTTCTTCCTAAACCTTATTTGAAATTTTTTTAGGAGGTATTTTATGAATAATCCAATAGATATAATGTATAAGCAGCTTGTTAGATTAAGAGGGGCAATTGGGAAGATAAATGATTTAGAATGTAGATTTTTAATAACAGAAGAAACAGATAATGATGAAAATAAATATGATTTGAAAAGCATAATTACCGATCAATCATTAAAACAAGGGGATTATGTTACTTTTAATAATATTTTATATATGGTCTTTGATGTACAAAAACCAACAGATAGCATTTATACTAAGGGAACAATGAGAGAAGTATTGAAAATTACTTTTGAGACTAGCCAAAATGATGTATATGCTGTAGTAGATAAAGTGAAGGGAGTATATGCAGATGGTCAAGAAATAACAGAGGTTCATGATGAATATCGGTTTATAGTTCCTAAAAATTCATGTAATTATACTAGTATTTCAGTACAAAACAATTTAATTGTATATTCGGGTGGTTCATACGATGCAATAAGTATAGATGATTCTAAGGAAGGGATTTTAATTATAACAGGAAGATTTAATAGCGTATATAATCCACATACTTATGCTATTAAATTATCAGAAACTACTAAAACTTTAGTTGAAACAGAAAATTACACTATAGTAGTAGATACAACAGATAACGGAACTAAAGTATCAAATCCTCAATTAAAATTTGTATCAAATGATACATCAGTTGCAACAGTAGATTCTAATAAAGGAATTGTTAGTGCAGTAAAATCAGGAAGTTGTACTATAACTTGTACCTATAATAATGTAAGTGAAAAATTAGCTTTAATTGTAGTAGCTAAACCAGTGACACCAGTAATTTCATATACAGAAAATTGGAGTCAAACTACAACAATTAAGCAGTATGTTACGTCAACCTATACCGTAACTCGTAATACAGATGGAATTATAGAAACACCATTAATAGATTACACTTTTGATTCAGATGGTGAATCGTTAATTAGTAATAAAAAAATTGTAGTAGCACCCAAAGCAGATAATTCATTTTCAGTGAAGAACAGTACAATAACCAATACCACAACATGCTATGTCACTATAAAAGATAGTTTAAGTGGTCATGTAATAGTAAATCAACTATTAACATTTGTTAAGGGGGTATAG